GGGAGGGGTCTGAACCATGCCGGGCCCTAAGCCGACAGCCCTGAAGGCCCTCGAGGGCGGCCGCGGCCACCGCACCAAGGCAGAGAAGGCCAAGAGCGAGCGCGAGCCGAAGCCTCCGCGCGACTGCCCGGCCGCTCCGACGTGGCTCGACGCCGGCGCGAAGCGCAAGTGGCGACAGCTCGCCGACACCCTGAACGAGACCGGCGTGCTGACGCTCATCGACGGCGACGTGCTCGCCCTCTACTGCCAGGCGTATGCCGACCATGAACGGCTGACGAAGTATATGCGCAAGAAGGGCGAGGTGAGCGTCGCTCCGTCCGGCTACGAGATGCCACGCCCCGAGGTGGCGCTGCGCAACCGAGCGCGTGACGACATGCGCAAGTTCGGCGCCGAGCTCGGTATCGGCGCTGCCTCTCGCACGAAGATCGAGGTGAAACCGAAGGATGCCGGTCCGTCCCCGCTCGAAGCGGTCCGCCAGCGCACTCGGCGATGAACGTGGCCGCGCTGCGATCGACTTCATCGAGCAGTGCTGCGTCCACACCATCGGCAAGTGGGCGAACGACCCCTTCATCCTCGCGCCCTGGCAGCGCGAGTTCATCTACGAGGTCTTCTCTAACGTAGACCCGCGCACCGGCCTGCGCAGGACACGCCGTGCCTTCCTGCAGATCGCTCGCAAGAACGGCAAGAGCGAGCTGGCCGCCGCCGTCGCCCTGTACCTGTTGCTGGCCGACGGAGAGGAGTCGCCGCAGGTCTACGGCGCGGCCATCGACCGCGACCAGGCGTCGACCGTCTTCGACGTCGCGGCGCAGATGGTCTACCGCTCGGAGGCGCTGCGCAACGAGGCTCAGGTCGTGCCCTCGACGAAGCGCATCATCTGCCCCGCCAACGGCGGCTTCTACCGCGCCATCCCGGCCGACGCGGCGGGCTCGCACGGCTTCAACGCCTCCGGCATCATCTTCGACGAGCTGCACACCCAGAAGACTCGCGACCTGTGGGACGTGCTCTCCACCTCGACGGGCGCTCGCGACCAGCCGCTGATCTTCGCGATCACCACCGCCGGCTTCGACAAGCGCGGCATCTGCTATCAGGTCTACGAGTATGCGAAGGGCGTCATCAACGGCACGATCAACGACCCGACGTTCGTCACGCGGGTTTACGAGCTGCCGCCCAAGACGACCTTCGAGATGGTCGCCGAGTCCACACCGCGTGGGCGCTTCATCCACGAGAAGGACTTGTGGCCGCTCGCGAACCCCTCGCTCATCGGCCAGCCGGGCGGCTTTCTCAAGCCCGACGAGATCAGGCGTGCCGTGCGCGAGGCGCAGCACCAGCCGAGCGCCCAGAACCACGTCCTCAACCTGCACTTCAACATCTGGACCGACGCGGAGTCGGCGTGGCTCTCTCTAGCCGAGTGGGACGCCTGTGCGGAAGTCGGCAAGACGGCGGCGCAATTCGAGGAGGAGTGGGCTGGTCGCGAGTGCTTCGGCGGCCTCGACCTGTCTTCGACGAAGGACTTCACGGCGTGGGTACTGCTCTTCCCGCGTGACGACGGCGGATACGACGTGCTCCCTCGCTTCTTCATCCCGAAGGTCGGCGTCGACAACCGCGGCACGATGTCGGAGGACATCAAAGCGTGGGCTCGGGCCGGCTTCATCACGCTCACGGATCCTGCCAGTGAGGCGATCGACTTCGGCGTCGTGGCTCACCAGATCGAGCAGGACGGGCGCACCTTCGACATCCGCCAGATCGGCTACGACCCAACGTGGCACGCGCCTCACATCATCAACCTCCTCGACGGCTTCGATGTCGAGATGGCGAAGGTGGGGCAGTACCCGGCCGTGATGAACGCTCCCTGCCGGCTTCTCGAGAAGCTCGTCGCCGACCGCAAGCTGCATCACTACGGCAACCCGGTGCTTCGGTGGATGATCGGCAACACCGTCATCGAGCGGAACGTCTACCAGGCGATTCGCCCCTCCAAGCGCAAGAGCCCGGACAAGATTGACGGCGTCAGCGCGCTGGTGACGGCCCTCGAGCGCGCCATCGCCCCGCAGGAGAAGAAGGGCTACGCCGGCGTCGTCGCCGTCTGATACGTAAAATGCACCCGCGCCGGTGCATCCCGTCTCCCTAGAGTCGCCTCAGTAGCTACTCAAGGAGACGCGCTTGCGCAGAGTGCGGGCCGCCCTCGATGCGGCGGGAGCCCTGCTCTTCGGCTCCGGCATAACGTTCGGTGCCTACACCGTGCGGCCTTGGCTCGCGGCAGCCGTCGCGGGCCTTCTCCTGCTCGCCGCCGCCTACCTGCTCGAGGTCCGGGGGCGTCGTACGTGAGCCTTCTGTCGGCAGCGGTCGGCGCGATGCGCGCCCTGGCGGACGGCGAGTCGCGACCGATCAGCGAGTGGACGGGCGACAGTTGGCTCGCCGGCCGCAACACCGACGCGGGGGTCGCGGTCAACTCAGAGACGTCGATGCGGCTCTCGGCCGTCTACGGCTCGCGGCGCATCATCGCCTACACGATTGCCTGCCTGCCCGCCAGGTTCTGGTCAAGAAGGACACGCCCGACGGGCGCACGAAGCGCCTGCCCTACCGCCCCGCCCCGCAGTGGCTCTCGACCCCGAACAAAGACCAGACGTGGCCCGAGTTCGCAGCTCAGGCGGTCGACTCCCTGCTGGGCGACGGCAACCTCTTCCTCGACACCCACGAGAAGGACCGTGACGGCCGGCCTGCCGCTCTCTTCGTCGTGAACCCGACGCATATCGTCGTCGGGCGCCGCACGGACGACAACGAGCTCTTCTACGCCACGGTCAGGGGCGAGGCCATCCCACGGCAGGACCTGATCCACGTCCGCGCCCTCACCCTGTCCGGCCACGACCGCGGCCTCTCGCCGATCGAGATGGCGCGGCAGGAGGTCGGCCTGGGGCAAGCCGCGCAGAAGTTCTCCGCCAAGTTCTACGTCAACGGGGCCACGGTCTCGGCGCTTCTCGAGTTCCCGTCCACGATGACCAAAGAGGAGGTCACCGAGGCCGCCGGCACCTTCAAGGAGATGTACGTCGGCTCCGACAAGGCGCACGTCGTGGCCGCGGTGGCGGGCGCCACCTACAGGCCGATGGGCATCACGCTCGAGCAGGCGCAGTTCCTCGAGAGCCGCCAGTTCACCGTCGTCGACATCGGCACGCGCATCTACGGAGTGCCACCACATCGCCTCGGCGCCCTGCTCGACAGGCCCCAGTTCGGCAACTCGATCGAGCAGCAGAACATGAGCTTCGTCCAGGACGCCATCCTGCCGTGGACCACGCTGTTGGAGGCGGTCTTCAACCGCCACGTCGTGCCCAGCGGCGCCTACCTGCACCTCGAGCTCAACGGCCTCATGCGCGGCGACGCGAAGAGCCGGGCGGCCTTCTACCAGACGATGCGCCAGCAGCTCGGGGTCTTCAACGGCGACGACATCCTCGGCCTCGAAGACATGGACCCGATGCCCGACGGCAAGGGCCAGGCGTACTGGATGCCGGCCAACACCTACCTGGTCGGCGAGGACGGCTTCCCCATCCTGCCAGAGCGGCAGAGCGCGTCGGCCCTCACCGGGCTCGCTCCGATCCGCGCCGAGAAGGTCGCGAGCATCCGCGCCCGCCATGCCCAGGACCAGGAGCGTGGACGCGACCGCGAGGCGACGCTCGACTTCGCCGCCCGCATCCTCGCGCCGCTCGCCGACGCCTACCGTCTCGCGGGCCACGAACTCGACACCGACGCACTCATCAAGGAGGCGCTCCGTTGACGACTCCGCATCGACAGTTCCCAAAGGCGAAGGCGGCCTTCTACGAAGTCAAGGCGGCCGTCGCGCCGGCAGAGGGTCCGAGCTACACGGACCTCTACATCTACGACATCATCGGCGACGACTGGTGGGATCCCTCGCTCACGGCGAAGGAGCTCGTCCAGCGCATCAACGCCATCGAGACCGACGAGATCCGCCTGCACCTCTCCAGCCCCGGCGGCAGCGTCTCCGACGGCATGGCGATCTACAACGCGCTGCTCACGCACCCCGCCTCCGTCCTCGCCACCATCGAGGGCTGGACGGGGTCGGTCGCGACCGTCATCGCCATGGCGGCCGAGCGCGTCGAGATGTTCGAAAACACGATGTTCATCATCCACAACCCCTGGGGCGTCGCCATCGGCGACGCCGCCGCGCTGCGCGACTACGCCGAGATGCTCGACCGCGTGGCCGGCCAGATGCGCGCCATCTACATGGCCCGCATCACCAAGACCGAGGACGAGCTCCAGCAGGCCCTCGACGCCGAGACCTTCCTCGACGCCGAGCAGGCCGTCGAGTGGGGCTTCGTCGACGAGGTGCTCTCGGCCAAGTTCGCCGCCGCGGCCTGCGACGTGACGCTGCTGCAGTCGCTCGGCTACCACATCCCGGAGCCGATGCTCGCCGCTCAGGCAGACGACTCCTCACCCTCAAGCGAAGACGCAGCGGACGCGGGCGGGTCGCCCGAGGTCGCCGAGACGCCGGGCGGGTCGCCCGAGCGCGTGTTCCTCGCCGGAGGGACGCTCATCACGTTCCCCGACACTCCGAAAGGAGAGTGACGAAAGTGCGTACCTACGCGAGCACGATCGCCGAGATCGAGGCCATCGAGGCCGAACAGCGGGCGATCACCCAGAAGAGCGAGCCGAGCGCCGACGACAAGGCGTTCCTGCTCAAGGCCGAAGGTGAGCTCGTCGGCCTGCGCCGGGTCGCAAACGACCTGCACGACAGCGAGGTCGAGGCGATGCAGCGCGCGATCGACGACGCGACGCCGGTGTTCTCCGGCGCCAGCGACGACACCAGGGCGAAGCTGCTCGACTTCCGCGCCCGCCTGCAGGCGATGCACAGCGGCGAGGAGATCACGCTAGTGCCCGAGGTCAACGCTGCGCTCTCCTCCAACACGGGCAGCGGCTCCTACCTCGTGGCGCAGGAGTGGCACGACAAGGTCGAGGAGTACCGCTTCGAGAAGAACTGGCTGCGCGCCGAGGGCGCGACCGTGGTACGCACCGACTCGACGCACAACATCCCGGTCCTGACCGCCAACGGCACCGCCGCGATCGTGGGCGAGAACACCGCCTACACCAACTCCGAGCCGACCATCGGCGAGGTCATCCTCTACGCCTACAAGCTGACCGACAAGGCGCTGATCAGTGAGGAGTTGATGGAGGACACCATGTACGACCTCGAGGGCTCCCTGGCGAAGAGCATGGGCTACAGCTTCGGTCTCGGCGAGCTGAACTACGCGATGACCGGCACGGGCTCCTCGCAGCCGACCGGCATCTTCAACAAGACGGCCGACCTGACGACCGACACGCAGGCCGTCATGACCGCCGACGAAGTGCTGGAGACGATCTACAGCCTCGCGCCCGAGTACCGCGACGACGGCTGCGTCTTCATGATGGACAACACGATGGCCGCCTACCTCGCCGTCACCAAGACCCCGGTGACGACCTCGGGCGGCCAAGACTACCAGTTCCCCGGTCTGCTGAGCGGTCTGCAGCCGAACATCTTCGGCTACAAGGTGAAGCTCGCCTCGGCGATCGCCGACAAGGCCGCCGGCGCCAAGGTGCTGGCCTACGGCAACCCGGAGCACTACCTCATCGGCGAGCGCGGCCCGATGAAGGTCAAGCGTCTCGAGCTGTCCGAGTACCAGACGACCTTCGCCTTCCACCAGCGGTTCGACTGCAAGCCGCTGAACGAAGACGCCTTCTACGTCGTCGCCCTGCACGCCTGACCGGTGACGTCATGAAGCTCCACTGGACGAAGACAGAGGACACGCCCTGGCGGCACGTTGACAAGGGCACCGTGGCCGAGGTCGACGACGACGAGCTCGCGAAGCGCCTCATCGCCGAAGGCATCGCCGAGCCGGTGGTCGAGCAGTCGGAGCGTGCCGTGAAGCCCAAGGGCAGGACGGCGACCAGGAAGTGAGCGCACGGGGACGGGCCATCGCGGCCCGTCCCCGGCTAACTGCTGAGGGAGGCAGAGACTATGGCGGCATTCGACTCAGGACTCCTGGGCGTGAAGGTATCCACCGCCCTCGACTACTCATCGGCCTCGACCGTACTCGCCGGGAACGCCATCGACATGAGCGGCTATCAGGGCTGCCTAATCATCGTGAAGATGGCGACCATCGAGGCGACGGCGGTCACGAGCATCAAGGCACAGACCGACACGACCTCTGCGTTCGCCAGCGCACAGGACATCGAGGGCAGCTCGATGTCGATCGCCGCGGACGACGACGACCAGATCTTCATCATCGACGTGAAGAACCCGCCGGAGCGTTACCTGCGGGTCTACCTCACCCGTGGGACCGCCGCAGCGGCCTGCTCCGCCGTCTACGTGCAGTACGGCCCCGACACCATGCCGCAGACGAACGACGTCACCGACGAAGTGACGACCGAGACGCACATCTGGGCAGACAACGGCACGGCTTGATAGGAGGCTGAACGATGGCCGCCCTCTTCACCGTCGCCACCGCCCGGGCCTTCATCGACTCGGGCGTCTACGCGCTCGCCAACACGGGCGAGTTCACCGACGACGCGATCGAGGCGGCCGAGGTCGTCGTGCGCGCGCGCTTCGAGCGGGCCTGCAGGATGGCTTTCATCCCGACGAGCGTCACCGAGACGCTCGACGGGAACGCGACCAACGTCCTGCGGGTCTCCCGTCACAACCCCTACCGCGAGGTGCCGAAGAGGGCGCTCACCGTCACGGCGGCGAGCATCGACGGCACGGCCCTGACCACGACCGAGCTCGCGGCCATCAAGGCCCATCCGAACGGTCGCCTCGTGCGCACCGACGGCCTCACGTGGTCGTCGTCGACGAGCTACGAGGACCTCGCGGTCTCCGTCACCTACACCTACGGCTGGGCCACCGTGCCCGACCTCATCGAGCGCGCGGCCCTGCTCTACTGCGTGCGCATCCTCAACCAGGGCGAGCTGCCGGAGGGGGCGCGCGACTACACCGAAGGCGGTGCCGTCGCGCGCTTCCCCTACCCCGGCCTGCGTCCGCACTGGACCGGTGACGACGAGGTCGACTCCATCCTCGCCGAGTACGAAGAGGACCGGGTGGTCATCGTATGAGCGCCCCCGCCTTCACCGTCGCGGGCCGGATCCAGGCCGCCGTACGCGACCAGCTCGAGAGTTGGGGCGCTCTCAGTGGCGTCGAGGTCGCGACCGGTCCGCGTCGCAAGGCCGTGGGCGAGGGCATCACGGTCGGCCATCCCAAGGCCATGTCCACCTACCACGGCGCCTACCGCTCCGAGAACGGCACCTTCCTCGTCGTCGTCGATGCTTTCCGGCAGGGTGCCGGCGAGAGCGCGATCGACACGGCGCGCGAGCGTGTCGACGACCTCGCGTCCGAGGTCGTGGCCGCCCTCTCGCTCTCCGAACAGACGGGCGGCGACCTGACGCTCGGCGGCCTCGTGCTCTCGGTCGGCGACACCGTCGAGGTCGAAGAGCTCGACAACTACACCGAGGAGGAGCGGGCGCGGCTCAAGGGCCACGGCTACACCCTCGGCCTCACCTTCGCCTACACGGCCCGCATCACGACAGGAGGCTCCTCATGATGCTGATCTACAAGGGGCCGGCTCCGGTCATCGTGCCCGACGCCCGCCTCACCGTCATCCCCGGTGTCCCCACCGACATCCCCGACGACCTCGCGCCCGGCCTCCTGGCCCGGCCCGACTGGCGCAAGGCGCCGGTCAAGGTCGAGCCCGACGCGAAGGCCGCGTCCGCCACCAAGAAGGAGGTCTGAGATGGCACACACCATCACGAGGTCCGCGCGCGGCGCGGACGCACAGTTCGGCTTCGCGGTCGAGACGACCTACGGGACCGCCGTCACCCCGGTGACGGAGTTCCTCGCCGCCACCTCCGGCGGTATCGCGCTCAAGCCGCGCATCGGCGTCATCGAGAGCGCCGGCCGCATCCCGGGCCGGATCTCGGACCCGGTCGACAACGCCATCGTCTACGACAACGGCGGCGACGGCAGCCTGACGTTCGAGCTGCTGCGCAAGGACATGCTGCCGCTCTGGCGCTGGGCGATCGGTCACAACGCGACCCCGATCGTGCAGGGCGCGACGTCGGCCTACAAGACGACCTTCGAGAAGGACGTCGACTCTTCGCTCATGACCGCCACCGGCACGGCGCTGACGATCCAGACCGGCGTCCCGTTCCGCGACGGCGGCGTCGAGCCGTTCACCTTCGCGGGCTGCAAGTGCATCGGCTGGGAGATGGGCTGCGAGTCGGGCGGCATCGCGACCGTGACCTTCAACGTCGACGCCAAGAGCCATGCCCACGCCGTGGACCTCGCGACTCCGACCTACCCGGCCGAGTACGTCCCGCTGGGCTGGTACTCGGCCTCCGTGGTCAAGCGCGCCGGCACGGTGCTGCCGGGCGTCAAGAGCGTGAAGTTCACCGCCGAGAACGGCCTCAGCGGTGAGGACTACGGGCTCTTCGACGGGAGCGGCGAGCGCGCCGAGCCGAAGATCTCCGCGAACGTCTCCGGCATGCTCGAGCTCGAGATCGAGCCCTCGAGCCTCGCGCTCACCTTCGACGACTGGGTCTCGAACACCCCGCGGGCGTGGGTCGTCGAGTTCGTCGGGGCGCTCATCGCCACGGGCTACTACTACACCTGGACGCTCACCATCCCCGAGGGCTATATCCAGGGCGAGCCGCCGGTCGCGCAAGGCGACGAGCTGGTCACGCACTCGCTCTCCATCAAAGCCAACGACAACGGCACGGACCCGCTCTACAGCCTGGCCGTCACCGAGACGGCGACCACGATCTGAGGGGCCATGCCGACCGGCGACTTCTACATCGACGCCCGCGGCCTCGACGAGGTCGTGGCTGCGCTCAAGGCCTCCAAGGGCGGCGCGCAGGACCTGCGCGCCGCCTACCGCAACATCGCGGAGGATGCCAAGCGCGACGTTTGGCGTCGGGCGCCGGTCGGCTCTGCGTCACGAAAGGACGGGCGCGGCCGGCGCGCCTATCACCTGCGCGACACGGTGAGGTCGGGTGCGACCATCCGGGGGCCCTGGGTCTCGGCCGGCGACGCCGGCACGCCCGACATCTTCCTCCACGAGTTCGGCGGCACCTCGTACTGGCACCGCTCCGGAGCCGGCGCCATACGGTCTACGAACCGCGCGCACCGCTCCATGCTGGACGCCGCCTCCCGCGCCGGCGTCAAGGGACACGTGGTCTACAAGAAGCCGCGCAAACCGTACGGCTACTTCATCTGGAACGTGGCCTACCGGCTGCGCAGCCGCATCGGTCGCAACATCCACGAGAACCTGAGCCTCGTGCTCGGCAAGCACGGCATCCCCTACGAGATGCCGGCCAACCCAGACCTCGGCATCACCCCCATGAGCAACCCCGGGAGGGCCGCGTGAGCGAAGAGACCGAGCCCCGCGTCATCACGATCGACCTCGACGTCGACAGCTTCACGGTCGGTGAGTCCCGTGCCTTCCGCGAGCACGTCGGCTGCAACCCCGAGTATGCCCTCTTCGCGCTGCAGCGTGCCGTCAACGAGGGCCGCGCCGAGGCCTTCGTCGAGTTCGGCGACGCGATGGACAAGCCGGGCTGGACGCCGCCCGCCGGCTGGGCGCCGACCGCCATGCTGAACGCCGACCCCGCCTACCTCTGCGGATTCGCCTGGATCTGCGCGCGCCGTAGTGACCCCGACCTCACCTATGAGGCGCTCGAGCAGACGCTCCCGATGGGCGAGCTGATGGACGCCTTCTACGCGGCCCTCGCGGCCTCGATAGAGCGTGCCGTGCGGGAGGCCGCCCCTTTAGCGGCCAACCGGGCGGAGCGCCGCTCCCGCCAGCGTACCCCTCGGACGCAGACCGCCTCGAAGTCGCGCGCTTCTACGGCTGGACGCTCCCGGAGGTCGACGCCTTGACGATGCGCGACTTCGAGAAGGCGATGGCCTACCGCAACCGCCTCGTGAGGAAGTGGAGTCATGGCCAGTAAGAGCGGTGCCATCCGCATCGAGTTCTTCGGCCACGACCGCACGCTCGGCCGCTCTTTCGACAAAGCCTGGCGGAAGGCCGACACCTTCTCGAAGAAGCTCGCGCTCGTCTCCGGGCGCATGACCGACATCGGCTCCAAGCTGACGCGCTCCGTCACCCTGCCGCTGGTCGCGCTCGGCACCATCGGCGTGCGCGAGTCCATCAAGTTCGAGTCGGCCTTCGCCGGGGTGCGCAAGACCGTCGATGCGACCGAGGCCGAGTTCGGCCAGCTGCGGCAGGGCATCCGCGACATGGCGAAGGAGCTGCCCTCCTCGCGTGAGGAGATCGCGGGCGTCGCCGAGTCGGCCGGCCAGCTCGGCATCAAGACGAAGAACATCCTCGGCTTCACCCGCACGATGATCGACCTCGGCGAGTCGACGAACCTCGCGGCCGACCAGGCGGCGACCTCCTTCGCCCGCTTCGCCAACATCACCAAGATGCCGCAGAAGAACTTCGAGCGGCTGGGCTCCTCCGTCGTCGCGCTCGGCAACAACATGGCGACGACCGAGGCCGAGATCGTCGAGATGGGCATGCGCATCGCCGGCGCCGGCGAGCAGGTCGGCATGAGCGAGCCGCAAGTCATGGCCCTGGCTGCGGCGCTCTCCTCTGTCGGCATCGAGGCCGAGGCGGGCGGCACGGCCGTCTCCAAGACGATGATCGGCATCGAGTCCGCCGTGCAGAAGGGCGGCAAGCAGCTCCAGCTCTGGGCCGAGACTGCCGGCATGGGCGCGAAGGAGTTCACGGCCGCGTGGGAGAAGGACCCGGCCGCCGCGCTCAACAGCGTCGTCACCGGGCTCGGCGACATGGAGAAGCAGGGCGGCTCGACGCTCAAGCAGCTCGAGAAGCTCGGCATCACGGAGGTCCGCCAGCGCGACGCCCTGCTGCGCGCCGCCGGCGCCGGCGACCTTCTCACGCAGGCGCTCGATATCTCCGGGCAGGCGTGGCAGGACAACACGGCGCTCTCGAAGGAGGCCGCGCAGCGGTACAAGACGACCGCCTCGCAGCTCTCGATCTTGAAGAACAAGGCGAGCGACGCCGCCATGAGCTTCGGCGAGGCGCTCGCCCCGTCGCTCTCGAAGGCGGTCGACTGGGCTGGTCGCCTGACGAGCACCTTCGACGACCTCTCGGCCGGGCAGAAGAACTACATCGTGCAGGCCGGCATGGTGGCGGCCGCGGCCGGGCCGGTCTTCTGGACGTTCGGCAAGCTGGGCAGCGGGGCGGCTGTCGCCGTCGCCGGGGTCTCACACCTGACGCGCTCGCTCGGAGCCATGAACGCCGCCTTCCGCGTCGGCGGCATCGCCGCCTGGGGCACGACGCTCGCGGGTACTCTCGGGCCCGTGGGGCTCGTGACGGCCGGCATCGTCGCCGCCGGTGGGCTGATCTACGGCCTCTACAAGCTCGACCAGGCGATGCAGAAGAACATCGCCTCGACTGAGGACTTCAAGCGCGTCACCGAGGCGCTCGGCTCCGAGGGCGCCGAGGACCTCCAGCGCTGGATGGATAAGAAGCTCGGCGGCCACTACGTCGTCAAGGACGGCGAGCTCGTCTGGGAGCCGAAGACGACGGTCGACGACGGCGGCCTCAAGGAGGCGGTCGTCAAGGGCGTCAAGGCCGCCGGCGTCGCTGAGCGCAGGGCCATGCAGGAGGAGGCACTCCTCACCCAGATCGCAGCGACCAAGATCGCCGCCGACAAGGCGCGCGCCGTCATGGACGCCGAGGCTCCGCGCAAGGGCAAGGGCGGCGGGCAGGCGGCCTCGCCCGAGTTCCTCGCCGCGCAGGAGGACTTAACCGCGCCATGGGGCTGCTCGACGAGCTCGGCGCGAAGCGCGACCAACTGCAGGCCCGCTTCAAGCCCATCGAGGTGCAGGCCGAGATCTCCGACCTGCGGCGCGGCATCCGCGAGTCAGAGGCCGAGCTCGCTCGCCTCGCCAACCTGCCGCCCAAGCAGCGCACCGCCGAGGTGCTGCTCCGAGAGGAGAAACTCCGCGCCGGCATCAACCGCTCGCGCAAGTCCATCAGCAGCCTCACCTCCAAGAACTGGAAGGTCCTGATCGAGGCGCGCATCGAAAAGGAGCAGAAGAAACTCGACACGATGGAGGGCGCCCTCGAGAAGCTCGACAAGAAGAAGTCGACGCCCAAGGTCGAGGCCGACAAGAAGATCCTCGAGGACGCCATCAAGAAGTCGAAGGAGCGCCTCGCGGAACTGCACCGCCAGAAGACGAAGCCGAAGATCGAGGTGACCGACGAGGCGACCGAACACGCACGGCGCATCCGCCAGGGCCTCGTCACCATGTTCGCCCTGCCCATCACGCAGCACGTCAAGGTCGTGAAGGATGGGCAGGACATCCCGCAGGCCTACGGTGGCTCCTACCTGCTGAACCGCGCCACGTCCTTCATCGCCGGCGAGGCCGGCCGCGAGGTGGCGGCGTTCTTCCCGCTCTCCGACCCCTCGCGCAGCCGCGCCATCTTCGCGCAGCTGCAGACGCAGCTCGGCGGCATCCTCGGCACCGGCTCGGCGCCCACCCGGATGGCAACGCCCACGGCGGCCGTGCCGATGGCGGCTGGAGGCGGGGCTCTCAACATCCACTGCGACGTGGTGCTGCCGGGCGGCACGACGCTCGTCGGCGAGGCACGCTCCGTCGCTCAGACGCTCGCGCCCTATATCGCCGAGGCGCTCGGCCTGCAGACGAAGCAGCGACGCCGGAGGCACGTCTGATGGCCACCACCATCACCTACGGCACGCTGAACCTGAACGACGGCACGACGTGGACCCTCATGGAGGGCTTCGACCCCGGCGAGCGCCAGAAGACCTGGGACGAGGTCCGCACCTACGACGGCGAGGTCGGGCAGCTGAACGTCTCCGAGGCCTACCTCATCCGCATGTTCGTCCCGCTCGAGGTGGCGGGCGTGTCCATCGCGGCCGTGCGGACCGCGATCGCGGCGCTGAACACGCTCATCGACGCGGGCGACCAGGACCTCGTCTACAACGACGGCTCGGGTGCCGTCACCTACAGCTGCGCGCACTCGCAGCGCGTGTGGGTGCCGCACGACCTCCGCTGGCTCGTCGGCTTCCGCGTGCCCGTCACCTTCGCCCCTGTGAGGTACCCATGAGCACTCCCCGCATCCTCCCCGGCTCCATCCTCCACCTCAACGCCGCCCGCGCCGCCGGTGGCACCGGCGCAGGCTCGAACGACGTCCCGACCTCCGAGTGGTACGACCTCTCGGGCAACGGCAATCACGGCGCTCTGGTCGGTTTCGACTACGAGGCAGGCGACCGCCCGCGCACCAACTCCGAGACCGACAAGGCGCTCTGGCACGACCTCTCGGGCAATGGGAACGACGGGACGCTGACCGGGTTCGGCTTCACCGAGGCGAGCGGGTGGGCGACGAGTCCTGACCGGCTGGTGCTCGACGGCGTGTCCGACTACGTGCTGCTGCCCGACCTGTCCCTCGCCGAGTCCAAGTCCTTCACCTACGAGACGTTGGTCGTCACCAGCGCGTCGGACGCCAGCAACTATGTGATGGTCGGCGAGGGCAACTCGGCGTCGGGCAACAACTACGCGATGCTGTGGATGTATTCCGGTCGCCCCGGCCTGCGCGTCCTCGACAGCACGGGCGCCTACACTCAGGTCATCGCCCCGTCCGGCACGGTCATCTCCAACGGCGAACCGCACCACGTCATCGGCACCTGCTCCGCCGAGCTGATGACGGTCTACAAGGACGGCGCTTCGGTCGGGACGCCGACGGCGCCGGTCGCCGGATCGTTGACCATCAACCGAGCCGCCGCGGGCGTCCTCCCGCGTTCGACGTGGGGCTACTACTGGCCCGGGTCCGTCCTCGTGGTACGCATCTACAATCGCCCCCTCTCGGCCGCCGAAGTGGCGCAGAACTACGCTGCCGGCGCGACCGGCACCGGCTACGTCCGCACCGGCCTCGTGCTCGACTTCAACGCCGCCCGCGCCGTCCGTCCCTCGGGATGGGTCGAGCTGTGACCTGGAGCGCCTACTACGACGGCGTCGACGACTACACCGCCCTCGGCGACCTCTCGCTCTTCGAGGACAAGGACGCGGCCGTCATCGGCTGGCTCTACGTGCCCGACGTCGAGGGCGACCACGTCATATTCTCAGAGTACGACTCGGCCGGTGACGACTACGTGACGCTCGGCCTCTCGGGCTCGGCCCTCACGGCCGAGGCGCACGACGGCACCAACACCACGACCCTCTCGGGCGGCACCCTCGCGCCCTACACGTGGCACCACGTCGCGCTGGTGGCCGACGGGACGGACCTGCTGCTCTATCTCGACGGCGTCGAGGTCGACTCCGCGACGCTGCCCGCCGGGACGCTGACGCTCGACACGGCGGTGCTGGGGCGTGACGAGGCGGGCAGTTGGCTGTTCGGGGCGCTCTCGCAGTTCCGCTGCTACGAGGACTCGGCGACCCCGGCCGAGGTGCTGTCCGACTACGAGGCAGGGGACTGGCCGCCGCCGGGGCCGCTTGCCGAGACTCGCCCACTGTTCGACGGTCTGCTCTCCGTCACCTGTATCTCAGAGGACGTGGCGGCGGTCGCGCGCAACCTGCGGTTCTCGAC